GTTTGGGCAGCGACGCCTTGGACGTGGGCCGTCGATTGGTTTACCAATGCGGGTTCGGTTATTACTAACCTCTCGGATTGGTCTAAAGACGGCTTGGTGTTGTGGTACGGATATATCATGGAGCATACGCTCCAAGAAGATACGTACTACCATGATGGTCCTACGCGGTATCAACCGTATGGGCACCATCATAGCAATCCGATAACCTTTTCCGTGGAAACGAAAAGGCGTCAGAAAGCAACACCATTTGGGTTTGACGTCACGTGGAATACGTTGACGCCACGCCAATTGGCCATTGCTGCTGCTCTCGGTATTAAGAGAGCGTTCTAAGCAGCGTATGGCTCCACTGAGTACAGCCAATGGGGCTGAACTCATAATTCAGTCCTAGGAGTGATGCTCATGTCGTTTGCTGATCCTCAGACCGTCACAATCTCTGCTGTGACGACCCCGCTCCCCCGTACATCTACGGAAGGAGACGAGACCGTCTATCAGAGTGCTGATGGACTGATCCAGATCACGGCTTCCCACGATAGTGGGAAGCGTAGCCGTCATCTGCTTCGGATCAACCACTCGAAGCTGACTGCAGATCCGTTTATCCCTACGACGAACGTCAAGGTTTCGATGTCTTGTTACATCGTCTTTGACGTTCCGCCGGCGGGATACACGGCTGCAGAGCAGCTGGCTGTCTACACTGGTTTCAAAACCCAGTTTACGGCAGCTTCCGATACGCTCATCACCAAGCTTCTGGCTGGTGAGTCGTAAAGGACCGTTGGTACCTTTCAAAGTCCAAGTCCCGGAGGACGTCACTGTTGCCGCAGCTGACGTACCCGAGGGACTTGGTTACTCTGTCAAGGTACCATCGGAGTTGGATCAAGTGGCCGACCAGAGGGAAATTGTTATCCACATACGCTTTAGCTACAAAGCTATTGCTTTTGTGGTTGCTCTTCTCCTCCAGGTCGTCTATGTCTACGGGCACGCTATTGCTCAAGGTATTGGCTTTGTGCCATGACCTTGTGCGTATTCGCGTCCTGGACATCCGACACGTGCGAGCGTTCCTTGTGGTCTCTAACGTGAAGATAAGCCTTGTAAGGGCTTAGCTTTGCGGTATCTAACCGCAAAGTGACGTTAGAGGCGAGTTACATTGAGC